CTTTTGGATCAGGCTTTTGCTGTGGTTGGGGCTGTGGTTGAGGCTGTTGCACTTCTTGAGCAACCTCCTGACCTTTTTCTTCTTCGGGCTGTTGCGCTTTTGCTAAACGAACACGTTCCTTTGCTACAGACAGCTCAGAAAGTTTCTTTTGAGCTTCGATTGTTGCATCTGTGTCTCCAGAGTTCATAGCCTGTCTTAAAGACGCTTCAGCGGACGCTAATTCACTGTCCACTCTTTGAGAGTACTCAGTGACATATCCCTGATCTAGGGTCTTTAAACGTCCTTTAAGGCTGTCTGCTTCCTGTTTTACTTTTTTAGCATAATCGATAGCAGCTTGTTCTCGCCTTTCTGCTTCACGCATTTTTTTAGTAAGGCGATCAATACGTTTCTTCGATTCGGATACTGTTTGCTCTTGCTCATTATCCTGCTCAGTCTCAACATCAGAGGTAACTTCTGCCTTGTTGCCTTTTTCATCAACCTCTACCTCTATGCTTTCTTGTCTTGGTTCTACTTCTAGATCTAATTCAGCTTGTTGTTCTGCCATTTTGTCCTCAATGTAATATATCTTCGGGGTTTATTATTGTTGCTAATATTTCATCATCATTTAATATTTTTACTTCTCCACCATCTATTTTAAAGCGAGAGCCTGAATAACGTGCAAATATTACCCAATCTTTTTCTTGACACCACGGTCCTGTTTCAAACTTTGTCTTATCTTTGTAGGCTAAAGGCCCCATTTTTAAAACATATCCCACTTGTGTAGAAATTTGGTTTTCGTCAACAACCTTGTCCGGAAGTATTACGCCACCCTCTGTTTTACCTTTACCTTTGTATGGCAATACTAATAATCGCCATCCTGTTGGTGTAGGCATTCTTTCCAATAAGGGTTTCTGTATGAGTTTTGGATCTAAAACTAGATCATTTGAATTTATATATGCGGGCTTAATATCTACCGCTGAAGATTTATTCATCTATCCGCTCCTGTTTATTTAGCAGGCTCTTGAGTTCCTGTTCAATATATTCTAAAGAACTTAGGTTTCCCATTAGTTCTTTGTAGTGTTCCATGTTCTTTACACCATCACTTGATAATATGTCAAGCACATGAGAACGTCTATCGTTAATTATTTTATTAACGTGTTCTAAAAAATGATAAGTTTCGCTCATTGTTTCTTCTTACTAAATAATTGTAACCCTTGTTTACCAAACCGATACCCAAATGAGCTCCCTATTACTATATACAACATGTGATGGAACCAATCGGGTGTGTGCTGGTCTAAAAATATAAAACCTTCTTTTACATATTCTTGGGTCCAAGGCAGGAAGCACGCCGTTAGGACGGCTATAAACCAAAGTGACCACGCTTCGTCCTTCCAACTTTCACCCATTTGGTTTGTAAGAGCTTGCTCATTAAGAAAACTAGATGTTGCTTCTGTCTCATAAACTTTTGCTTCGGCTTTGGCTTTAGCAACTTTTACTTCTGTTTCTGCTTTTGCCTTATCAACACGACCTTGTAACCAAGTACCAGCTAAACTAGCTATAGGTGATATTAAATTTCCTAACATATTAACTCCTTATTTGGTGAGTAGTAGTTGCAGATTAGTTATAACAAAACTTATAAATTAATTATAAAAAGATTAAAAATTTAACAACTACCACTCATAACTTTGGTGAGGAAGGCAGGCACCCCTGCGAACCCTCCTCGTAACTTAACATTTCCATCTTCTTCTAGCTTGTCGTATTCTTGAATTAGGATCATTTCTTGTTTTTGCAGAACTTCTTTTTAATTGACCTAATGATCTTGCACAGTATGATTTACGTCTTTTAGCTGCTTTACTTCCTGGTTTAACTTTACCTGTTACCGCTGTTTTTAATTTACTTCCGGGATTTTCTCTACGATAACGAGCAACACCTGCCTTAGTCATACCCGCACCCGATTTTGTAGAACGGTAGTATTTTTTAGTTTTTGGTGGTTGCTTATCTGATTTTCGTGCCATTACGCTCTCTTTGTCTTTCTCATGGACTTACGTTTACGCCCTGAAGCTGTAACAGACCATTTTACTTTAGCTGATCCTGTTTTTTTACGCGCTTCTGACTTTGATATTCTACCAGCAACGGCGGCAGGTCTGCAAGCAGGATATGGTCTTTTCTTTTTTTCTTTGCCAGATCGACCGCATTTTTTTCCAGTTTTGACATCACGCCAATCCTCTTTAAACCACTTAGTCAATCCACCTTGGGGTTTAGCCATTATGAATAAGTCCCGCCTCTTTTCTTATATGTTTTAACAAGCCATGCATTTGCATACGCACTAGGGTACACATCAAATTTACGTTTTGCTTCTGACTTTACCCTTGAATACAGTGCTTTGTTCTTTGGCGTTGCTTTACCGCCACCAGATTTAGGTTTTCTAAATTTTTTTACAGCCATAATTACCCCTTTATTGTTTTAGTAATCCATAAAAATATTGCATATACAGCTAAACCATATACTGTTGCAATCCCAATATCAACCAAGTGCTCGCGCATATGATAGATAAACTGTATGCCAGCTTCGACATCACTGCCACCACCTTCGCTAACATTAATAGTTTTAGTAAAATTTTCTACATCACTAACTGTTTGTTCTATCACTCTTTTTTCTCATTGTTATTAGGAACAGATTTAGGAACGCAGTAAGCTTTGACCCAAATTTTACTATCTCCAGCGAGGGATAAGTCATAGTTTTGTGACCTAAGCTTTGATGCAATTCTAAGACACGAATCCAAATCACTGAAATAAACCGATTCTTGTACAGTGCCAGATAAAAACACTAATAAAACCCATGTCATTTACCATTTTCTCTTGACCGCGTAAAAGCTGTAGCTCCCATAAATACAGATACTATACCTAAATTTGCTACAATATAGGTAGAAAGTAGAGCAGTAATTGTTTCTACTCTTGTGTCCGGAATAACGGGCGACATGGCTAAAACAATCAATATGATCGATGAAATAGATGATACCCAGCATATCATGCGTTGTTGGTCCTGCATTTTATCGTTGTTTTCTAAACGAATAATGCGTTCTTCGCGTGCAATTTCTTCATCTGTTACGATTCCATCGCCATCAAGGTCATGTTTTAGGTATTTACTGTCCTTTTGTAGCGTTTTTTTAGCCATTACACGCCTAAATAGTCACCGCCACGCTTTGCTGCACCCATTCCAAGGGCTTTTTTCTTTTTTAAGGGCCCTTTTGGTACGGAAACCTGTTTTAACTTGTAGCTTTGGTCGTCATTTATCATTTTTGCCTTAGCTTTTCCGGTAACGATACGAACTTTGCTCATTGTCCACTCCTTTGTTTAACTTGTTGTTTCATAATTTCTCTTTCTCTCGCGGCATCAATACGATCACCCGTCATATTTTCCTGACTTTGTATCCTTTCGCGTGAAATAGCGCCTGATTGGTCAATTTGTTTGTTGCGTAACTCTAAATCAACTTGATCTCTCTGCATTTCAGCCTGATCTTTCTGAGCTCTTAGTTGTAACTCCTGCTGTTTTAACTCAACAACAGGGTCAGGAGCTCCTGCACCGCTTAACTGCTGGCTAAGTTGCTGAACCTGCTGCAATCCTTCCGCTACATACTGAGCAGTAAGAGACTCCATTGTCAGAATTTCTTCTTGGGACGGCCCCGCTTGCGCTTGGGCTCCTCCTTTTTCAGTAATTTCAGCCATAGCCCGTTCTTGAGCTTGGATTTTAACGTGTTCCATAACATGTTTTTGTAATGCAACGGCAACCGGAGGCGTTCCACTAACTGTAGGCGAACCGCCAAAAACCAAATGGGCCATGATATGCGCTTGATGGTTCTGTCCTTGAAAGGCCACAAGGGGGGCTTGATCCAATACATCCATATTCTCCTGTGCTGGGTCTTTCGGTACAGGCTCCTGAGAAACGGGCGGCTTGAGATATTTGTCAATACTTCTAACTCCCAACGCTTCATACATATCACGATAAACCTCATACATATTATGCATTTCAGGAGCTTGTGCTGCTAATTGCATCTGTGTCTGGGCAAGCGCGATACGTTGTGCCTGACTAAAGACATTTGGATTGGACACGGGAATGATATCTACACGATCATCAAAATCCTGTGCTTTAACGCTTGTCTCCGCTCCCTCTATTGCATAAGGGTATTCCGGAGGTAAGCTATCCGCCATAACTTTAGAAAGTAATTTAAATTCCATACGCATTGCGTAATGCAAGCGTTTGTGTACAGCAGACATGACCCGTGAGCCCTGTTCCATCATTGCTATGGTTGTACCCACGGCTGCCTGTTGATTACCATCTCCTACTTTTAAATCTGTAATTGTTGCGAATCGTTGTCCTGCTTGAACAACAAAACCTAATAGTTGAAATAATGTTGAGTCAGGTCCCTTGAACGGTAACGGCATAAGCGAGTCCCGTATGGCACCACCAGGTGCATCTACGTCTCTAAACTCTCCGGGCTGTATAGGATCCTCATCGTCCCTGATCCGTAAACCACGGGCCTTGAAACCTGCTGGTAGATTAGATAACGTACCTGCATCAATCAACTGTCTTAGAGCGGCGGTCGCTGTTCTTGATAAACCGCCAATAGTGTGTATTAAACCTAAACCATAAAACCCAAATCCCGGCAAAAATTTGTAATGTACAAAATATTGTATTTTTTTCTTTTGAGGATCTGCTTCTGCATAGTTTCTACGAATCGCCAGTATCTCTCCGTTATCCTGACTGATTGTTACAATATAAGGTATCTTGATACCAGTAGGTTCTCCGTCTTTGCCTACATCTTCGTATCCGTCAAGATCCAAATCAACATGACACTCAAGCAACGTGCAGTCATAATCTATCTGTGACGGTTCCATACCGCTCAACTCGTTTATTTCCTGTGATAGAGAACTGCTGCCACCCTGTTGCGGCAGCACCGGTATATCCAAATAGAAACCGGATACCTGTTGTTTGCGTAATTCGTTTAAATTTATTTTTACAACATGTGTTATATTGGGACAGGTTTCCAAATCGTTTGCTTCGTAAGGCACAATAAGATTTTCTGCCGGCACAAACTTACTGACAGCCCTGTCGAGGGC